ACGCGCCCGCAGAAGCCGCACTTGCGCGGCGGCGGTGGCGGTGGCGGTGGACGCTGCACCTGGCCGGCGGGCCCTCGCCACGCGGCGGGAGCGATCGGCACCGACAGGCGCGGTTCGTAGTTGAGCGGCGGGCGAGGCTCACCCGTCATTCGCGACGGCGGTCGCTGGATTGGCATCGCGTTTTCCTCCTCTCCAACACGCACTCGGGGCATCGCGCAATGCGCGCCCGGGCCGGTGTTGCGAACCAATACTCGCAGTCCTCGCAGCGGACCTTGACCATGCCGGGCAGCGGCTCCCAGGGCTCCTCCTTGATCGCCCGGGCCAGCGATTCGGGATCTTTGGCGTCAGCCATGGACGGCGGATCCGATGAGGTAGAGGCCGGCGATGACGAGCAGCAGGATCACGCCGATCATGAGGTCGAACGTGCCGCGGCGGAAGCGGATCAACGCGCGGCGTTGGTGACTGGTCACGCCGCCACCATCAGGGAGCGCACATGCTTCGTGCAACGGTCCCGCTCGCGCGTCAGTTGATCGATCATGTTCTGCGTAGCGCCAAGCTTCCGCGCCAGTTCCTCACGCAAAATCTCGAGCTCCCGCAGCTTCACATTGATCTCGTCGGCCGACTGCTCAGCTTGCCGCAGCGCAGTGCGAACCACGTGCTTTGGTACCGACACGCATGGCTGTGCCGTGGTCTCGGCGATCATGTTCGACGCGTGGTCAGCGTTCTCCGCTTCGTCATTATGGTGGTCCATCTCGCTTCGTCCCTTTCGATAAAGCGCCTCGCAGACGTGTCGTCCTCACGCCGCCGCCCTCCCTTCGTCCTGGTCGAGCCATTCGGGTGGGAGCATCCCGAGGTTGATGGGGGCGTGCTTGCTAACTAACGCTGCAAGCATGCGGCCGAATTCTAATTGCCTGATCGGGCTCGACAGCACGAGGTCACGCGAGCTCCTGACCTTTGCCGGATCTGACCAGTCGGCCTTTGCTTCCGCTTGCTCTCGACCCTGCTTTGCCTTCCAGTCGGCGTCCTTACCGCGCGAGGCATCCGCGATCATGTCGCCCCGGTTTGCCTGCCACCACGCACTTAGCCCGCGGTGTAGGTCGGCGTAGGTTGGGGTCCGCCTTGCGCTTCTGGCGATTTGCTGAAGGCTTCCGATGGAGAACGCCCCGTCTGGGAAATCAACGAGCATTGGCAGCATGTCTGCCAGCGCTTTTGCGGCGGCGCTTGCATCCGTCGGGGCCACGAGCTTGGCGAGCATGGCGACCCACTGGAGGCGATGACGTTCGTTGATCATTGGAGCAATCCTCGGGGATGAAGGTCATCGGCGAAGTCATCGGGGCCGAGACCGACCGCTCGCAGGACGGGATCGAACGTCTCAGGTGGTTCGTCGGACCAACGTTCCTGGTTGAGCCAAGTGCTGGGATGCGGGATGAATCTTGGCTCGGGCGGCCAGACTGCGCGTTGCAATGCGGCCATGATGGTCGCGGCGGTCGTTTTCGTCAGCGCTCCGGCGAAGGCCTTGCGGGCGGCTCCTTTCCCGATGCGTTTCGGGAATAATCTCCAAAAGGTCAGAAACTCTGCCGAATCACGCTCACCCCCCCCGCTTGCGGGGGGAGGGGGGGGAGTCTTACTTTCTTTCTTATCGTCCCGTCCCTTCCCTTCCCTTGTACTTCCCTTGGAGCCTGTAACATCGTCTGTCACAGAACTTGTTACGTCGGTTGTTGCAATCTTTGTGGGAAGGATTGTCACATTGTGCGTGACAGGTGATGTAGCGTCGTCTGTCACAGTCGGCGGTGGCTCACTGCCACTAACGCTACGTGTTGCTGCCTGTCGTGCTGCTCGTGCTGCCTCCGTTCGTGCACGGCGATCCAGTCTCGCCTTCCATGCCTCCCTAGCTTTCTCAGCTACCGTCGGGTGGTATAGACGCCCGTCGCTACACTCCACCCACCCGCGCAACGCCATGTCCTTCACGCGCTCCCATCCCGGACCAGCCCCTGAAAGATGCGCCAGCAACCGGTCGTCATTCGGTAAACTACCAGCCGGCACCTGAAGAAATGCCTTGGCCCACAGCGAGACGCCGGCCTTGAATTCGTCGCCGTTGCTCAGCACGTAAAAGTCGCTGTCGAACAACCGCACGATGTCCAATGGCATGTATGGCATGCCACGTAGGTCGCAATCGGCTGGCGTTAGTGGATCTGGAAAATCACTCATGATCCAACCTCGATTCGCATCACGAAGATTCCCTTGTGATGGTTAGGCGCACAAACCGCGACGGCAATACCGTCTTCCGCGATTACGCGCCGCATGTGCCTTCCGGCTTCGGATTGCGTGACGCCGAGCAGCATCGCCAGCTGCTTTGCTGGGGGCACCCGCATTCCAGGCTCTAGGTGTGGCACCACGACTCGGCGCAGCAACGCTCGATGAGCTCGGCCCTCGGGCTTCTCGCCGCTCACCGCTGGCACCCCGCGCACTTGAAGGGCGAGCTGGCGCTGCCGTCGTCGAGCGTGAAGCGATATCCAACGTGCCCGTTACACCGCACACACGGTCGGTGCGGATCATGTGTGCACATCGGCGGCGCATGGCTCCATGACATGCAGGCGAAGCACAGGAAGTCGGTCATGCTGCCAGCGCCCGTGGCTGAGCCGTGCGCGCGATCGACAACAGCAGATCACGGAACGCGGGCGGCGTTGCGCTTCGCTGGCGCTTCGACAGGCGTTGGCAAACGCCTGTCCTGATCGCCCTTCGCCTGCCCTCTGGCGTGTTGTGCTCAAGGAAGCTCACCCACGGGAAATCGCCGTTCGCGCTTCCCCAGTGGAGGGATGGGAGATCAACCCCACAGGCATACAGCCATGTGCGCTTACGCGCCCGGTGACCAAATGCTCCCTGATCGACGCAGCAGGCCCAGCCGTCAAAGCCATAGAGCGCATCCGTCCGTATCCAGCCACCGCCGCGGGGAGGCTCCAGCAGGCCGAAATGCTCCCACGCCTGACTGCCTTCCGGATGCTCCAGCACGCCGCCCCAGCGACGCACCGAGGCCAGCGCAGCCGCGAAGCAGCCGGCATCGTCGCCAAGTTTGAACCGACCTGGATAGACGTGCTCAACGAAGCCATGCATGCGGGTCCAGCGCTGGCAGGGCGGATGCGCCACCACCGGCCACGGGCCGGCATAGCGCCGGGCGTCTCGCGCCTCGTCCCACAGCTCCACGCCATTAATGCCGGCGTATGCGCCATCGGCCTGCACGTAGAGAGCTGCCACGCGCTTCATGGCGTCGCCTCGGCCGTCGCCGGCTCCGCCACCAGGCACCGCAGACAACGCCCCACGACCGGCCGCTCCCGCTTCAGCAGAACCACCTCGCGCACCTCGACCGAACCGGGATTGAAGCACATGGGCTGATCACTGCCGCACGCACAGCGCAGGCTGGCCAATTGCCCGAGCCAGGCACGGAACGCCTCGACTTCGGCGCGATCGGAAGCAGTGACGCGGGGGCGCTTCATGCCGCAGTCTCCGCATGCACCCGCAGCGGCACGCCACAGGCCGCGAGGAACGTCAGCATCTCGGACACCGAGTGACACACCCCGATCACCATCCCGGCCGCCTCGAGCCTTGGGAACACGTCCTCCTGGCCAGCCAGCTCGCGCAAGGCGCCCCGCTTGGTGCGGACAATGCGCGTGCGCGAGAGCCGTCCGCCGCGGCGCTTCAGCTCGATGCCGATGAGCCGCCGGTGGAGCACGAGCACGTCAGGCCAGCCGCGCTTCAGGCCTAGGCGCGAGAGCTTGGCCGCGTATTGGGGCGGGAGGGGGACGGAACCGGCGGGGAAGGTGGTCCACTGCGCGGGCGGCATCAGCAGCTTGTCGAGCGCGTCGGCAACCGAGGCATGGAGCTCCTGCTCGGGCCGAATGTCCTCGGTCAGGCGGTAGGGCGCCGGCGCTGCGCGAACGACATGGGCGCTGCCGCCAATACGCATGGAAGTGCCCACGGCTACTGGATGACGGCTGGCGGTTCGCTGGGCATCATCTCCGAGGCGATCGCCGCCTGGCCAAGCAGCCAAGCGCGGTCCCAGGTGTCGTGCAGTTCAGATCCAGCGCGGTGAGGGTTGCTGTCGCGCGGTGCACCCTCACGGCCACTGAACGCACCGTCGTCATAGGCGCGATCGACCGTCATCTGATGCGCCTCGTTGCGGGTCGGCTCCTCGACGTCGAGGCGGGCCAGCAGCTTCTCCTTGATGTTCGGGATGACGCCGGACAGGTCCAGCATCTTGAGCTCCTCGCGGATCTGCAGCACGAGCACGTCGTGATCCTGGAATCGCAGCGCGAGCGATCGCGTTATGGCATCGGTATCCACGCCGGCTTTCTTCGCGTCCTTGAGGACGGCTCGGTATTCGCCGTTCTTCGTCTTCGCCGTGGCCTGTGCTGACTCAAGGCCGATCTTCGCGATGAGCGCCTTGCGGTAGAAGTCGCGCTTGGTCTCGTCGGTGCAGTTGGATCCGCCCTCGTCGTCGATATCGGGCTCCGGTGTTGGCTCTGGCTCCTCGATCGGTTGTCCGTTCGCCTTCGCTTTCTTTGCCACGTTGTCCCCCTCGTGGATTGTTCAGTCTGAGCCGGCCGCCTTTAGCGCGGCGTTGATGTGTTGTTCGGAGCATGCAACTATCAATCGCCCCGCTGTGTTGGGCTGCATCCACCAGCCGTCCGGCGCGCTGGGACGACCCAGCCGCACCAACGCCAGCGTGGTCTGCGGGCAGTTCGGCGCGTCGCAGCTCAATAAAACGCTCATGACACGGACGAAATGAGCAGGACCGCCGCGGCGATGATGATCCAGAGCTTCATGATGGCTTCTTCGGTTTGAGCAAACCGGTTTCGCGTATGCACTTGCCCAGCGTCAGCGTGCGGGGATCGATGCCAGCGTCAATCTGGCTCTGAACCCATGCCTGATAGTGCAAGGCCAACTGGGACTTGCGGTTTTGCCATGTGGAAATCCGCAGCATGTTCTGTGACGAACGGGCGAGGTCGGCCAGGATGAAAGGTAACGTCGCCTGGTCGTAATCAATGATATTACCACGACTGTCCTTAACCAGCCGCGTGGGATCGAAGCTCCAAGCATCGCCGAACAGGCTTAGCTGAGAGTACGGGCCGGCATCATCGTCCTCCTCGCCCTCCCCCGGTTGCTGCGACAATTTCGCCAGCACCGCCCGCACCTTGTGTTTGATCAAGACTTCGGGATCTGTTTTGGCTCGGATGATCGCAGCGAGAGCCTCCTGCACCTCTTCCTCGACGTAGGAGCCGTCTGGGTTTCTCTTTAGTGGCGCGACTGCGCGATCGTACATCTGCTTGTAGATGCCGCGGACCTTGGAGGAGACGCTTGCCACCCTATTACCTCCCCCGCCTGATCTGCTCCAGGTCGCGAACCGCTGTCTTCAGCGCGTCGATGTCGAGCTTTTCCAGCACCGCCTTGCGATCGTCCTCGGTGAGATTGATCAGGGCGAGGTCGGTTGGCTTGAGCGCACCGATGCTGCGAATAACAAGCACATGACCCGTCATCGTCATTACAGTGCGAATAGAGTCCTCGGCGCCGCTGACGACATTCCGGGTTGCGCGCTCACGCTGCGCAAGTTCTTCCAGCCCGGCTTCTAGTGTAAGCCGCTCGTCCTCGACTAAGGCCGCAACATCGGGCGCAGCAGCACGTAGACGCGCCATCCGCGCCTCGCGGGATTTTCCATCGTCCTCGCCGGCGCGTGCCTGCTTAAGCGCAACGTCGAAAGGCATAACACCGAGGCGGACATTTTCTCCTGCGGCTTCCGAGTGACGTAAGATTTGGCGAGCCTGCTGTACCATGCGGACAAAACCCGAAGAGTCTTCGGGTTTTACTGCTGGGTCTTTATTCCCCCTGCCGCGCTTAACCTCCGGATAAATCGTGGCAAGCAACACAGCGCGTTGACCGTTGGAGAGATTGCGGCGCGATATGTTCGCCGAGACGATCAGCGCAGCGACGTCATGCCCGTTTGTTCTCTCGTAGCGCGGCTCTACCTTCGCACGGTCGCAAGCGTTGAGCCGATTTCTACCGTCTATCAGTACGCCCTGGTCGTCGATCAGTACGGGATGCAGTAGGCCGTTCGCCTTGATGTCATCCGCAAGGTCGTCAAGCTCATCATCCCGCATCATCGGGAACAGCGCCGCGAGCGGATGCACCTCGGTCGGGCGCCAGCCTGGATCCCCGATCTTCACGACCGCCCCCTCCTAAGTTCGTCGAGCACCACGCGAAGCCGAGATGCAAGCGGCGCCGGCACCATCTCAAAGCTACGCCAGCCCAAAACCCATGTCGGCCACATCAGCTTCTGCCCATTGGCATCGCGCGTGATGCGCCGAAACCCGCGGAACTCGTGTCGCTCCATGATTGTCCAGGGGCGTTCATCAGCCACTCCGTCGCTCATGAAGCTTCTCCGCCAGTTCCTCAAGGATGCGCTCGGCGCGCTCTGGCGGACGGTCACTGAGCGACCGCATCTCCTTCCAGACCTCGTCGAATTCTCGGCAAGCTAGCGTCAGGGTATCGGCCCGTGGTGCGACCTCACCGCGCAGCAAAAGGGCTGCGCCGTTCGACGTTATGCCGAGCCGGATAGCGAGTTCTTTCGCCGGGCTTGGCGAATACGCCACAGCCTTCTTAAAGGCCTCGGCCAGGCGTTTGCGCACGAAAGCGTTCTGTGTTTGTCGATCAACAACAATTTGGTCCGTCGGCGAAAGTGACATCGTGCCCCCCATCGGTTCAGTTTCCTGTCACCGGATGGAGCGATGTAATGGAGGTTAGACGCGTAGCTACGTATGCAGGCACAGCAAGCCGGCGCCCGATCCTTGGACCGGAGAGGGGCGTCGGCTTATTCATTTCCGTCATCCCTGACGCCGAAGCCGCGCTTGTGCAGCGGCACGTCGGGGAGGTCCGGGGACGGCGGCGAAGACCTTTCCAGAATCATCCGCATGCCGCCTTGGTCGAGCCACTCGGCAAAGATTTTCGTGGCCTCTAAGTGCCCGATGTCGGTTCTCGCGATGGCGAATTGCGACTGGCGGGGCGCCCACCCCGCGGCGTCCACGAGCGCCATGAGCTCTTCTTGGACCTGATTGGCCCACGCGGCATCGATGACGGTGGCGTCGCTCATGCGGCGTCCTGTGGGAGTGATGTTCGTTTGATGGTCTGTAGGGGAAAATCGTCATCAGTAACGGCGCTACTAGTGACGCGCTCGATCTCGCGCATCATCGCGCGGTCGGGAATGCGCTCGCCCGTAATGTAGCGATGCACGGTACGCCCGGGGTTGCTGCCGCCGATGCCGAGCATCCCGGCAAGCTGGGTCATCGTGATCCGGTTCTGCCTGCGCCAATCTTCGAGAGTCATGGCGCAACAAGATAGCCAATTCGGCTACTACGTCAAGCCGATACATAGCCAAGTCGGCGATAGCCAGCCGCAGCGTTAACTAGCCAAAGTGGCTACATGCTGAAGAATGAACCTATCACGACGCGCCTGCGGGAGATTCGCCACAACCGAGGATACAGTTTGGCGGAGCTAGCTCGGGAAAGCGGCATTGCGGCGCCAACCATTCAGAAGATCGAGAAGGGCGTCACTAAGAATATTAGCCCCGCCCAAGCTCCCCGTCTCGCGAAAGCCCTCGAAGTCTCGATAGCCGAGCTCTACGCGGAGATCGGCTCAACCATCCGGCTCAAGCCTATTCGTCCGATCGTCCCAGTGCAGTCCAAGAGAAGCGGCCACCTGATCCATGAGCCGGATCAAATCCGCCTTATCGGGATCTGGGAGCGGCTGCCGCGGAACGCGCAAATGGCGATCATGACGCTCGCCCAGGTCATCGCAGATGCCTCCCCGAAGGACGGCCCGTCGAAAGTCGCTTAGGCGAATGATCTCGCCCATCGTTTTGCCTCCCCTAATTTTCTTACCCCCGCCTCGGGGCGCGGCATGAAAGCGAGGCCGGGCCGCATAGGAAAGGCGTCGCGTTGTGATTGAGCGCCGGCGGCGCGCCCCCGAATACTGCTCGGCAGCCGATTGGGCATCGGGCGCGCGCCAACATGGAAAGGACGCCCAAACCCTTCTGGAAACCGGTAGTATGCGGAATGCCTACTATCATGCCGGGATGGCAGTGGAATTCGCCCTCAAGGCAAGGATCATGCATACGGAAGGGCTGAACTCCTGGCCAACTTCCAAGACTCGCCCGGAGCTGTACACCCACAATCTAGGCGATCTATTGCAGGTGGCGAACCTCAAGCCAGCGCTTGAACAAGAGGTTGCTGACCTGTCGCCCTTGGGAATCGCCTGGTATTCGATGAAGGACTTCAACATCAATTTGCGTTATCCTAACGGGCGGCCTTTCCCAAGGCGCCGCGCGGTGGATGCGGTTCGCTCGATCACAGAAATGGGGCTGGTGGAATGGCTGATCCGCGGCATTCTCTAAGCGAGGAACGAGCAGAAGCGGGCTGGCGCATTCTCGCGCTGATGGACGAGATCGGCTTCGACGCCCTAGCGGCCGCGTGGATCCATGACCGTCAGACCGGGAAGTGGTGCTATCTGCTCTCGACCCCCATGATTCTGACGAAAGGACCGATCTGGATATACGAACGGCTGGCCCGCGTGTTTCGGCATCGGCCGCTGCCGCCTGGCGTCTCGCCGCTCGACATCACCGTCATTGACCCCGCGCTCGAACTGGCCCTGTTCGGATCGCCGGCTATTGCGGTCAGCGGGACGCCGCCCGGCGTCCGAATTGTTGTGACCATCGAGATAAGCATAGAACATATCGGGGTGACTGACGGATTTGCGGCCTTCTTCCGTCGCGTTCCCCTCCCCCTTCGGGCGAAGAAGAAGCATCCAAGCCGGACATTCGACCACAAGGTTAAACGGCTAGAAGCTGCCTGATAGACCGCGCCGCCCACCGTCCCCTAGCATAACCTGCCGGGCGCCCCGTCAACAATTATTAGCCGATAAGGCTACTTCTCTGTTGACTAAGTAGCCGATTTGGCTACGCTCTCCCTCCATCGTTCACCATCGATGGAGCCCTGACACATGCCCGCCGGCGAGAATCCCGCGCCACCGTCGCCTAGCGTGGCGTCGAGGCTGTACCCGCTCACGGATGTCTGGTTCCAGACGAGCCGCCACGGCTGTCGGCTGTTGATGGCAGCGGATACGCCGGGGGTTGAGACCGAGATTTGTGTGGAGATGACCGCCGGCGTCATTATGCGGCTCCGCCATATCGACAACATCAAAGGCCGCCGGATCTTCGAGGCCATCGAATGGGACCCGGCAGACGATCATGGCGTCGTCGCATCAGATGATCCCTTGGTGCAGCTCCAGGGGCCGTTTCGGGCGGGACTGCAAGATGCCGAATGAGCGCGACGTGCGCGCCGACCGGACGTTAGCCGGCGTTGGCCGGACGCGCCCCGGGCCGGCCGCATTCCTGGCTCAACAGCCGTGAACGCTGAGATAGCCGTGCCGGGTGCAAGCGGCTCGGCGTCGTGGAAGCCGGCCTTTCCGCCAGAAGGGCCGGCTTCTATCGCGCAGATCGCTCGCTCGGACCGCCGGCAGGTCAGCGCGCGCACGCACAAGCAATGCAACGACTGCGGGCACACAAAGATGCTGGCTGAATTCACCACCTATACCGGCGAGCTTGGTCGGAGATACCGGCCGTACTGCAAACCCTGCGCAAGCGCCCGCACGCTGGCTTGGCATAGGCGGCAAGCATGATCCATCCCGACATCATGCAGCTCGCCAGAGAAGAGGACCTCGCTGCCCTGCGCCGGTTCTATCGCCGGCGCCGCCACGCGCTCTACGTGCGGGTCGCCGGCACAGCAGTCGGAATTCTGGTGCTGTGGACTGCAATCATTTGGATCCTATGACATGAACGAACAACCAGACCCGATCCTGGCCACGCTGCGGGAGCGCGAGGCCGAGCTGCTCACCGAGCATGCGCTTGCGACACAGGCGGTCGCGGTGGTCAACGGCCGGCTCGACGAGGTCCGCGATCTGATCGGCGCCATCACGCGGAAGCGCCCGGCACGCAAGCCGAAGGCTGCGACAGAGCCTGCGCGGGAGAATGGCGGCGACCTGCTGGAGACCCACCATGAACCGGCATGATTTCCGCAATGCGATTTGCTGCCTTCACAACATCGACGCACATCAGCTTGTCGCCAGCGGCATTATCCACGACAGCGATGGCAAGGCGTGGCAGCGGTTCGCTTCCAACCCCGAGGCGTTCTTCCTCCGCCTCGACGACGCGCGTGCCGAAGCGCTGTGGGGACTGGTCGCGCGGCAATTGCAGCCGAGGGGCGTAGCGGCATGAGCGCCATCGTCGAAATCCGCCTCGATTTCTCCCGGACGTTCGTTCCGCCCGGTGGCGATCGATATCAGCCGCTCAAGATCGCCGCGGGCCTCACTGTTGCGGTCGAGCCGGGCGAGGACGTCGAGGCGGTGAAGCGCACGGTGCAGATCGAACTGCGCCAGATTATCGAGGAGACGTATCGCTCGCAGGTCCGGCCGAAGCGCGAGGAGGCAGCATGAACGAGGTCGCCACCGTCACCGCGTCCAACCTTCCCGCGCTGCCGGTGGAGCGCGTCCTGCAGGCCGTCATCGCCGCCGCGAGCGACCCGGCCGTCGACGTCGCCAAGATGCGCGAGCTGCTCGGCCTTCAGAAAGAGCTCATGGCCATGCAGGCGGAGCAGCAATTCAACGAGGCCTTTGCACGCCTGTCGCGCAAGCTTCCCCGCATCAAGAAAGACGGCAAGGTCGAATACAAGAACAAGCAGACCGGGCAGATGGAGAAGTCGTTCAACTTCGCCACGTGGGACACGATCGACAAGCACATCCGGCCGCTGCTTGAGGAGGAAGGCTTCACGCTGTCCTTCGACTCCGCACCGCGGCAGGGCGATGGCGGCGGCATCATCGTCACCGGCACGCTGCTCCACATCGCCGGCCACAAGCGCACGGCGTCGATCCCGCTCGCGCTCGATAGCTCAGGCGGCAAGAACAACATCCAGGGCATGGGCAGCACGTTCAGCTACGGCAAGCGCTACACCGCGACCGGGCTATTGAACATCGTGACCGAGGGCGAGGATGACGATGGCCACGCCGGCGGCGAGCGGTTCATTTCGCCAGAGCGGGCCGATGAGCTTCGTGCGCTGGCAGCGAGCGTCAAGCGTCAGGAAGGCCAGCTGCTCGACCAGATGTTCGGGGGCACCGTGCGCACGATGGATGAGGTTCCGGAGGACGCATACCTGCCGGTGAAGAACATGCTCCTCGGCATCCAGCGCGCCCAACAGAAGAAGGCCTGAAGACGATGGCCAAGATTTATTGGACGGTCCAACAGGGGAGTGCCGCTTGGTTCAAGCTGCGTGCCGGGATCCCCACGGCGAGCAATTTCGACAAAATCCTGACGCCGAAGCGGGCCGAGCTTGCCGCCGCCCGGTTCAAGTATGGGTGCCGCCTGGTCGCAGAGAAGTTGCTCAACTGGCAGGCCGACTCGCTCGATACGATCCGGCACATCGAGGAAGGCAGGCTCAACGAGCCATTCGCCGTCGGACAGCTGCACGCGATCAGCGGCGTCGTGACGCACAAGCTGGGTATCGTGATCACCAACGACGGACGCTTCGGCGCATCGCCGGATCGCGCGATCCCCACCCACGGTACACCGGCTGGTGATATCGAGGACGGCGTATTGGCCGAAGTGATCGAAGTAAAGTCGCCGACTGTGCCAAAGCAGTTTGAGTATCTGCTGCTCGGCCATGACGACGCATATCGGTGCCAGGTACAGGGTCAGATGTATGTCGCCGAAGCCGACAAGGCGACGTTCTACTCGTATTCAGATCGCATGCCGGCGTACCACGTGGAGACCGGCCGCGACGAGCCGTTCATCCGCAAGCTGCGGGACGCGCTCGAGCAGTTCGACGATGAGCTGCAGGAGATGCTCGAGCGCGCGCAATCGCTCGGCATCTATCAGGCATTCGAGGATGCGCGACTTCCAGCCGATCGCGAATACGCCGACGGCATCCGGCGGGATCCGATGACCACCGCGGAGGAGATGGCGGCGGTGATCGAGCACGAGACCCGGCCGGGCGACCTCTACCGGCTTGGTGCCTGATGAGCGACGCTGTGCTAGGCCTTGCGGGTGGCTGCGCCTCTATGGCGGGACCGGCTGCTACCGGCCCCGCCCATTCCGAGGGAGACGCGGCATACCGAGTGGGAGTTCACTATGCCGACGATCGCCGGAACTGCGCTTCAACGCGCTGTGCCCAATGATACCGCCTTCCCCAGCAAGTGGCAACGACTGGCTCACGCCGGACGACATGGCCACGGTGTTGCACGTATCCCGACGACAGGTGCTGCGCCTGGTGCGCACGCACAACGTCCCGGTGATCCGTCCCGCCCGCTCCGTCGTCCTGTTTGACCCGATCGCGCGCCACGCACTGGAAGAAGCATGCCGCTCCAAATCCGTCGCCGGCCCGATACCGGGTCGCTTGAGATCTACGGCCGGGTCCGCCCCGCCGGTGCGAAAACTGGGATCAGAGTCCGCCAGCGCGCTGGCAGTGATGACCCAGCTCTTGCGCGAGAAGAAGCGGTCGCGATCGAATTCGAGATCATCCGCCGGCACCTCCACGGCGACCGTCCACGAACTCGATCCTTCTCGGTCGCGTGTGAGGCCTACATAAAGGCCGCGCCGCGGACCGAACGAACCATCGTCGCCTGCATGCGGCTGATCCCGTTCTTTGGCGAGATGCCGCTGGACCGCATTAAGCCCGACGTGCTGGACCAGGCGCGCGTGGCATTGTGCCGAGAGGGTGCGAGCAATGGCACGTTCCTGCGCAACGTCGTGGCGCCGGTGCGGGCGATCATGAACTTTGCGCACGGCAAGGAGTGGGGCCCGGCGCCGCGGTTCCGGGTGGAGAAGGACAAGGCGCGGCGAGCACCTGGTTTCCTGACGCCGGCGCAGGCGGAGGCGTTGATCGCCGCGGCCGCGGGGCACCTGCAACCGCTGCTGCGATTCCTGCTCTGCACCGGGTGCCGGTTGGGCGAGGCGTTGAAGCTGGACTGGCGCAGCGTTGACCTGATCGGCCAGCGGGTGACCTTGTGGGAGGGTGAGACCAAGAGCGGCGATCGCCGGACGATCTGGCTGGTGCCCGCGGCGATGGACACCTTGCAGGGCATCGCGCACCGCACCGGGCCGGTGTTCCTTACCGGGAACCGCAAGCCTTATCGGACATCCGAGAACTACGGCGGGCAGATCAAGAAGGGGTGGGCGACGGCGTGCAGGAACGCTCAGCTGAGCGGGATCACGCCGCACGGCACGAGGCACACCTGGGCCTCTTGGCACTACGCCGTGCACCAGGATCTGCTGAAGCTGCGGACGGACGGCGGGTGGGCGTCGACGCTGTTGGTCGAGCGATATGCGCACCTTATGCCGGCCGGTGAGGAAGCGGCGATCCAGGAATTCTGGGGGATGCCGAGGAGCAACGTCGAATTCAAATATGCACAGCATCAATAACCACTATGCACCGAACGTGATGTGAAATAACCGTCCATACGCCTAGTCTGTAGCTATACAACGGACTGACACCGCGCTTGCAACGCAGTGCCAGCCCTGACCACAACGGCCTGTCTGAGAGGCGCAAAATGGCTGAAACCCAAGGTATCCCCGCCGCTACTCGCGTCAAGCGCAACGGCTCGCTAAACATAATTCACGAAGGGAAATACCGGTTGTCTCGCCGCGGCGACACCGGCTCCTTCGAGATCGGGGCCACCTTGGAAGGCAAGAGGTATCGTATCGGCGTCGGAAATGACCGGCAACAGGCAGAGCGGAGATTTCGAAACTTCATTGCGGAAATGGAAAGCGGCTATAAGCCTACCCAAGACATCGGTACAGATTGGATGGTTGTAGCCAGCGCCCTTGTGCTCCGGCAGCGCTATGCTGCAAAGGATCGAGGCATACCGTTCGAGGTCGGGGAGCGTTTTGTCTATGGCCTCATGCAGCAGACTGGCTTTCGTTGCGCCGTCTCTGGGATAGCCTTTTCGAGAACGAAGCCCAACGGCATTGCCCACGTCGATCCTTGGGCACCTAGCATTGATCGCATCGATAATCGCCAGGGCTATCTGCATGACAACGTGCGCATTGTCGCTATAGCCGCCAATTATGCCATGAACCGCTGGGGCTATGACATGTTGCTCCGGCTTGCAAAAGGTGTGGTCAGATCAGCAATGACGGTAGCCGTTGAGGAAGCGTAACATGGACACGTGGTGGACACGGGATGTGCCAGATTTATAGTGATTACAAACACTTATCGCGATTAGCACCCCTTTGGTAAGGGGGAGGTCGAGAGTTCAATCCCCTCCAGCAGCACCATCCTAACCACCGGAAAGCATTAGCTAATATGGCAAATCAAAGCGCCCGAACTGGAACGAAACAGGCCGGAACAGGCGTGAACAATCCCGCAACCGGCACCAGCCGTGGACACGTGGTGGACACGGGAAATTCCGCTTTGTTCCGACGATTCGCATGAAAGAAACCGACCCCAAAATGAGTACCCCAAAAACCTACATCTTCGCTGCCGTCCTGGCGCTGACCACTGCGACCGCCCAGGCCCAGGCCCCAGACCTCAGTCTGCACCAACTGCCCGACGGACGATGGGCTTGTCCGAACGGCGACATTCCCAGCGGCGACTGGCGCATCTCCTGCTTCGGCGGTGCGCCCCGTTTGTCGGCAGAGCAAGGAAAGGCGATGGCCGAGAGTTGGTGGCGATCCCACGAGGCCGAGGCGGCTCGTCAGGCGGAACAAAGTCGTCAAGCCAAAGCGAAGGGGCGCGAGATCATTCTGCAAACATGCACCAAGCCCGATCCCAGTATCAACAAAGCATGGTGCGCCGACCAACTCGCGCATCTGAATGACTGACTCGCCCGTCCGAGTCGTCCCCGGTCTGTTCGCCTGTCAAAGTGTCGGACAGATCGTCAGGGCCGGTCACTTGCACCCCGCCAGCCGCTGCTCGACCACCTCGCGCTGGTGCTGCAATTCCGCCTGAATATCACGGTATTCCTGCGTGAGCAGCGCCATACTGTGCGAGTTGCTCCACCCCACGGCGGTCAGCCCCGCGAGAAACAGCGGGACCGCCCCGGCAGCAACCTTCAGCCACCCGTTCATGGCGCCGGAACGGTGTCACCGATATGCGTGCCGTCGGGCACTTCGATGAACAGCGCCGCCGTCTCGGGCGGGAAGCAATCGGCGAAGTCATGACCGTCTGGGTGTGAGTCCTGCAACTCGACAACGACGCCACCGACTATGCGTGCCATCAGCATCACATCTCTCCCGCTACCATTCGATTACGCACCAGCCGGTGCCGCCGTTGGTGGGTAAAGAACCGCCAGCACCGCCACCACCACCACCGCCAGGACCACCGGTACCAGAGGGAAACCCACCAGCGCCACCGCCAAAGATGCCGCCGCTGCCACCCTGGCGAAAGGTTCCAATGTCGCTGGCACTGCCACCACCCGCGCCGTCGCCACCGTTGCCGCCAATCGTATTGGAACTGCCCGCACTGTCAGCCGCGCCGCCGCCGCCGCCGCCCGTCAGGGTTTCCCCCCAATAGCGCGGCAGCGTCGGTCCGACTGTCCTGGTGCCAAAGTGTCCAACAGCGGCGGTCCCCATAACACCAAGAGCGGCAACACCAACCGCGTCAGGAGCGCCATTCGTCGCTATTACGGAGCCGCCTACCGGGAACACCGCCGCCGCAAATGGTGACGCACCGCCAGCAGCGCCCCCCAATGAATTCGCGAATGTGCCCGCCTTCCCGCCGACCGCACCGCCGCTGCCTGGAGACGGTCCACCACTGCCACCCGCACCCCCGACGCCCAACACACTGCCCGCACCTCCGCCACCGCCCAAAGCATTTCCTGGCGTTGCGCCACTGCCGCCTACGCCACCAGCAAAGCGGACGGTTCCGCCGGTGCCGCCGGTGCCGCCAGCGCCGCCATAGTAGGTGCCCGCTGATGGCGTCGAGGCGGCATCGCCGCCCGGTAGTGCGCTGATCAGCACGCCAACTGAAGTTGTGCCAGTGCCGACCGTCACGGCGTAGCTGGCCCCGCCGGTGACATTGAAATTACCATGCGCATATTCACCGCCACCGCCGCCGCCATGCTGACCAGAACCAGTGCTTCCGCCCGCGCCCACCACACGGCAACGGATCGAATTAACTCCCGGCGGGACGATAAATGTCGAGCTTGTCAGGAATAGCTGAAACTGCCCGCCGCCATACGGCACGAGCTGGCCGTTGGCGTAGCCGCCGAGCGGCGGTTGCACGATGCTCGATACCGGCGGTGGCGCTGCGTTGGCGATCTCCAGCTTTGCGATCGTGTGGATTGCCAGCTTCAGTTGCCCGTCGTTCTGCTTATCCGGTGTCAGCCCGGCATCGAGCACGACGCCGACGATTTCCTCCTGCACCGTGTTCGCCCAGTCGTAATCGAGCACGGTTGCTTCTAACTGGCTCGACACATTGCCGGCTTGAAAGAACCCCGGCGATCCAACCGGCTGCGCGGCGGGCTTCGCGGTGGCAACCCAGGCGTTGTCAATTCGGTGCATCGGCCGTTCCCTCTGCTGGCGCATATCGGAAGATCACCGTCGTGTGCGCCGGTTTGTATTCATCGAATATACATTGCAGGATCGTCGCTTGGTCGCTGTGCGTCACCAATCGATCGCCAACGCGATTTGCCGACACGCGGAAATATGTCGCCATTCCCGGATCAGTGATGGTGACCTGCCAGACGAATGACCACGCGTTATCAAACAGGCGATCACCGACGCGATTGCGGCCGACGTAAAACGGCGCGAATTGCTGGATTGTTATCTCGATCCCGAGCGACGCGGCCAGCCCGATGAAATAGCCCCGCGACGCGCCGCCGCGCATGGTGAACTTGGCGCATACTGCGAACTGCCGCGCCGCAAGGTCCTCGATCGTGCCGCTGCACGGATCGGGCAATCCGAGCGACGCTTCCCATTCCGGCAACAGTTCAAGGGTAGAGCAGGGGAACGCGTCGATCAGCAATTGCTGCGCGCGCTGATCGAGCCGCGTCGGCGTCGGCATCAGCGTCAACAAGTCCTGCGCCTGTAGCGTGCCGAGGCCGCGATGCCAGACGCGGCCGCGCGGCAGTAAGCGCTGAAACTGGATCAGGTAATCAAGCGCGGTGCGGACAACGATCATGACAGCGAGGACAACACCCCCATGACCGGCAAGTGGCGAGCGGGAGCAACGACCGGCGCGGCCGGGGTGATCACCTCAAAATGCACCACGCCGGGTGTGTTGATGATCGAGGCATAAAGGTCCGATGGGTAGATCGTCCCGCCGACCTCACTGATGTTTAGAAACATGTCATCGAGTGACGCCAAAATGGCGGCCTGCTGCTCCACGGTGTTCGGTGCCAAGTCTTTCAGCGTGACCGCGACCGGAAGCGGAATCGGCGCCATGACATAGACCAGCGCGGTAACAGGCTCCAGCGGCCAGATCGCATCCGCGACCAGGAGCTGATCGCCGCTCGCGATCGGCGCGCGCGTCTCAAGCGATGCCGCACCATCGGTGCCGATCGGAAAGCCGCCGGTTGCCGCGTTCGCAATGTCGAACATAATGAACACCTCGACGGTGCCCGGCCCCTGTCCCTCCGGGATCGTCCAGGCGCGCGTGCAACCCGGCACCGAGGTGGCCCACTCGATATAGTCCGAAGCACTGCCCCCGTGCGGTGGCGCGGCATACTGGCGCAACATGCGCGTGCGCAACGCGGCCTCGGTTTCCTGATCGGAGCCGCCGCGAGTAAGCCCCACGGTTATCCCGCCTGCGTTGACGCCCGGGGGCGGCGTATCGAGCGAGATTGGCGTGCCGTCATCGCAGTTGGTGATCGCGCCCGTGATCGCGGCGACGATCGGCACCAGCGCGACGCCGGTCGAGTCGGTTCCTGCATCAGCAGTGGACACGTAGGGCGTGCCGTCCTGGCGGGTCAGCGTGGCGCCGAGCGGGATGGCGATATTTGGCACGCCGGTAAACTGCGCGACCCCGGACGCGGCGGTGGCATCGAGCTGATAGACGCCGATCAGCGCGGCCCAGGCGTGCAGGTATTCATCGGTCGCGGTGAACGGCACTGCCTCGCGGCTAATCCAGTCGAGGAACCCATAGAGCGAATACGTTAGGCCGGCGATGCACCATGCCAGGACGCGCAGCACGGCATTGCGCAACAGCCCGTCGAGGCCCGGAACGCCTGACGTGGTGATGTCCTGGATTGCGGTGTTGCGCAGCGCGGTCAACGTCGGTCGGGCATAAGGCATTATCGGATCATCCGCAGTTGCCGCATCGGAACCGGAGGCACGAACATGGGCGACGGCAACGTTGCAAGCCCCTGCCACGCCCAGCCGAACATGAAGCGCGTCAGGCTACCGTCCGGCTTTATGATCGCAATCGCGATGCCGAGCGCGGTCGAGCCGGCGCCACCCAGCCAGCTCGTGTTGCAGTCAACCTGCGCAGCGACGCCATCAGTGATCAGCCATTGCAACGCGTCGAGCGCGTAGGTGCGTGCCAGCCCCAACGTGTCGCGGGTTTTCTTGGCGCGCTGCAACTGCCAGAGGTTCGAGCCAAGCGGCTGGTCGTTGTAGGGATCGGCCCACCAGCCCCTGCGGTCCGTTGTGCCATCGGTGGGCACGAAGTCGGGCGTCGCCAGCCTGTCGGTGAACAGTGAGACAAGGCACGCGGTTTCCAGGTCCTGGCCGGTTTGTAGATCGCCCGCCGCAAGGTCCCAATCGCCGATGGCGTTGGAATTGTCCCACAGCACCAGGATGTCGCCGGACGAATTGGCGTTCGGTAGGTGGTAAGCCGCGTCCCATACCGTGCCGCCATTGTCCCATTGCGTGACAGGCGCATCCCACGTCGTGCCGGGGATCAGCGCATAGTTGCCGGTGTAGATCGGCAAGCCGAGTTCGTCCTCGATCCAGCCGGTCATTCTGACGAATAGCTCGGCGAACCGGTGACGAAGTGATCACCACACCGCGTCGAGCCGCCTAAATTCATGATGGCAATCGCCAACCCGTCCGCCGTCACGCACACTGAGCCCTGGACAATCGGATTGATCCCGTGGCCTGGAATCGGACAATCATACATGTCTGTTACGCGGGCGACGGGGATGCCGTCCGCTATCCGCGTCGGCGAACAGGGGCCGATGATTACGCCGCCGTGGCTCCCTTTGTCGCCGACCCGGCACACTGGCTGAACGCTCATGCCTTGCTCTCAAAGTCTGGCGAGTTGACGGTGATCTTGGTCGTTGCGTTTATCACGATAGTATCTGCAGTGATGGTAAGTGTGTGCGGGCAGGTGATTTCGATGTTGCCGCCATTCGCCAGCTTCACCACGTTGCCGCCGTTGTCATACAGCGCGACCTCGCCCGACTTCAGATTGCGCAGCCGGTATTGTTGATTGCCGGTCGCGATGATTGTGCCGTTGCTGCGGTCGCCGCTGGTGAATAGCGCGGTCGCATCGGACCCCGGCATGGCGTGCGAGGCGAGGCCATAGATTTGCAGCACTGGCATGTTGTCGATTGTCTCGGGCGGGAAGCCCCGCACCTGTGCGCGGTGCACCGGGCCGGTGTCATCGGTCGCGGTAATCTTGACCGTCGCGACCATGTTCATCACGCGACGATAGAGGCGATCCGCGACGCTCATACCTGCGGCACCGTGCGGGCCGGCGGATTGCCGCCTGTCGTGGCGTCGGCGTTAGGCGCGGTCGGGTTATTCGCGTTCAGCCCTTCGTTCATCATGAGATAGCTTGGCGCGGTCGGCTCGACGCTGAATGCCTCTTTCGGCCACAACCCAAGGTGCGCGTGCTGGCCGTGTTCATCGCGCGTGTAGGTGACGGTGCCGATCAGCCACGACTTGTTCGGATCCACCTTGAGCTGCGGCGCGTTGACCGGCGCCAGCATGTTCGGCGCCCATAGCGTGCCCGCCGCGTCGCGCCATGAGTCACACGTCACGCTGAAGGCAAACGACTGTCCCCAGCGGCGGTTCTTTTCCCAGATCGCGCGCTGCCCGGCGATCGGCTGGCCGTTGATGGTTTGCTCGCTGATCACGTACAGCTTGCGGAATCGCGGCACGTCATCGTCACGCACGATCTGGCCGACCAGCGGCGCATTCACTCCGGCATCGGTGCCGAGCGCCATTGTGGACATCAGGTGTCCTTCGTATTCCTGATACCGCTGATCCATCGACATCATGATATCGGCGGCCTCGATGTTGTCGCCGAGGGTGAACCCTGACGCCATCGACTGCGTGCCTACGATCGCCAGCATCACCGAGCCGTCCGGCATGTCATAGGGGACCAGCTCGGAATAGCGCGTAATCCGATCGATGATCTCCCAGACCGTCTCCCCCAGGTTGATGTTGAGTTGCGGAATCGCCCGGAAGGGACCTTCGGCGCTGGTGTTGATCGTGACCTTGTATTGCGCGGCGAGGGTCCGCGCGATCGATACCGCATCGCCGTTGAGGATTTGCATCCCTGGCGTGCTCGGACTGCCGGCGCTGGTGTTCTGCACCAGGGCGGAACAGTCCACCAAGTCGCAACTCTTGCTGCGTCCCTCGATCCGCACGGTGTGGTTGCCGGCGCTGACTGACGACGCGTAGCGATCGACATAGCCGGTCAGCACGAGGTCGGAGCCGATCTGGACGGTGCACGGCTGGCCAGCCTGTAGCGCAATGTCGGGGGCGTTGGGATACCGCTCCGTTGTCTCGATCGAAAAGCTTGCCGGGATCGCCGCGAGCGGGCGCGTCACCGACACACGTTGCCAGCCGGTCAACGATTGGTTGCCCACAATAAGCGTGAGCTGATCGGTTGCCCCCGGCGGCGGGCCGCGCGTGACGACGCCATGCGCCGCGCTCATCGGATAACCCCTAATGAATGCTGTTCACATTGAGTATGCATACAATGCATGTGATCGACGGCGCGCCACGATGTATTGATGGCGGCATGAACGCTGACCGATGTGTTTATGCCAAATTCCGTGAAACGGGCGAGCCATTCTACATCGGCAAGGGAAGCCAGAAACGGGCATGGGACCACGAACAAGAGGCGCGGCGGGGTAAGCGCGGCCACAAATGCCACATCATCCGTGACATGTGGAGCCGCGGCCATGAGCCGATTACCGTCATGCTCCACGAGGGTCTGACCGAGACCACCGCCAACGAATATGAAATGGCTTTCATCCGCGCCATTGGCCGCGCCGATCTTGGATTGGGTCCGCTGGCTAATCTGACCGATGGTGGGGACGGCACAACCGGTCACAAACCATCTCCAGAAGTGATCGCGAAACTCGTGGCAAGGTTGCGTGGCAAAAAGTTGCCGCCGGACATCGTGGCTAGGCGACTCGGACGCAAGATGTCGCCTGTGGCTGTCGGGAAGACGGCGGCGGCGCATCGCGGCTCGAAGCGGTCGCCCGAGACCTGTAGCCGAATATCGGCCGCGGTTCTCGGGAGAAGCATTTCGCCGGAAGCACTCGCGAAATGGCATGCTCGGAAGCACTCGCCGGAGACAATCGCTAAGCTCCGCGCGATGCGCCACACGCCCGAAGCGCGCGCGAAGATGTCGGAGGCCGGGCGCGGTAAGACGAAGTCGGCGGAGCATCGCGCGAATATTGCGGCGGCGCTGCGAAACAAAAAACACCCGCCGGAACACGTAGCGGCGATGGTCGCGGGGCGTCATCGATTGAGCGCGGGAAAACTCAGGGGCATGAAGAGCGGATTTTGCGTGTCTGCCGATGCCACCATGCCGGGTTCTCTGGTGGTATCGGCATAAAGGGTAAACGCCTCTGCCAATGAGGGCATCGAGGCGGCGGTGTCTATCTCGACCAGCCACGCGAGGTTCGCGCCGCGCACCCCCAGGTCGAGGGCGACGGCAGCGCGGAGCGTCCGCAGCGCCTGATAGGTGGCATCGAGGCCGGCATCCGCGGCGCGGGTCGCTTCCGCGTCCAAGGCACCGCAGACGGCGACGCGGACCGCCTGGGCGTCCTGGTAGCTGATCGGCTGATACGCGGCTGTGGCGTTCCCAAGGGCGGCGCAGGCAGCACATCGCAGGTTGCTGGCGATGGCGTCCTGTGAGGCGTTGGCAGCGACGGACAACGGCCCCGTGCCCGGCAGCGGCGCCGGTATCCAGCCGGTCAGCGGAAGCAGGAGTCGGATCGCGTCGCCCGGATCGGTCGCGGCAGCGGCGAGCGCGGCGGCGAGCTGCACCCCGGCGGCAGCGAAGGTGTCGGTTTGCGATTGCGTGCTCACAGGAAGCTCGCGGCGGTGTTGACCAGACTGGCAGCCGAGTTGACCACGGTCCGGGCCGTCGTGGCGGCTGCGAGGGCCGTCTGGACGGTCGCGGTCACCGGCTGAAGGGTTGAGCGGCTTCCGGTATCGAACCGCCCGAAGTAGCCCTGCAGCCCCCGCACGCTGTTGAATATGCGCGACGCGTCGCCGACGGCGGTCTGCGCGATCGAGGTGAACTGGCCGACACCATCGGTCACGGCTTTGGCCACGTTGCCAACGCTCGACAGGGCGGATCCCAGGTCGGAGGCCGAGGCGAGGTTGAGACCAGCGACCGCGCTGGCAACGTTCTGCAAGGTCGCCGTGAGGGATGCCGGAAATTGCACATCCCCGGCCAGGATGAATGAGAACTGCACTTCGATGTAGCGCCCGCGCTCGCGGCGGTCGGTGATCTGAAACTCCAGCAGCACGCATTGGATCGAGCCAAGCGTCGGATGCATCAGCGTGCCGGGCCCGGCCTGTTCGCAGGCGGCCACCATCGCGTCACGCTGCGGATAGACGTCATCGCCGGTCAGATAGGCCTGGATCGAGAACCGCCGCGGCAACTTGCCGAGGTCCTCCGCCCAGGCGGTGTCGCGGTAGGGGTATTCATGGATCGCGACGCGTCGGCCGGCGGCGGTGTCACCGGCATCGAGGACGAATCCCACCCCGCGCCAGGATCCCGGTTGCAGTTGCTGCGCCCACGAGCCGGCGGACCACGAGGCGCCCGAGCTGTCCGGTTGCTGCGATCCACCAAGGCTCTGGCCGATCCTGGCCACGTCGTTGACCACGCTTCCGGTGGTCTGCACGAGCTGATTGACGCCGCCGAGCGTGCCGCTGATCTGGCCGAGGATGCCGCTCATATGCTGGCCATGTCCTGGTGCTCAACGCGGACGGGCGCGACGTTGACCGAGCCGCTTCCGGTCGCGGTCACGCTGCTATTCGGCGGCGGGTTCTTGTGCGTGATCGACACGTCAACGGCACCGTTGGGCGGCGTCGGTGGCGGCACGGTCACGGGCGCGGCTGGCGTAGCGGGCGCGGCTGGCACGGGCGGAGCTGGTGGCGTGACGGGCGCGGCTGGCACGGGCGGCGCCGGCGGTGGCGCGGCTTGCGCGATCTGCGTCGGTGGCGGCGTGACGTGCGGCGGAGCTGCCTTGGCCTGCTGTGCAGCGAGATTGCGTTGCAACTCGTTTGCCCACCCCGGCTTGTTCGTGGAGGTCCAGGTGGGTTGTAGGGTGCTGGCGATGCGCTGCGCCTGCATCGGGTCCTTCAGGTCGACCGTCAGGTCACGGCCGGTGCGGCGATGGTAATCCGTCTGTGCGAGCAACCACGCGGCGCGATCCTGGTTTGCTGGCGAAAAATCTTTGATTTCAGGATGCGCGCTCTGCACCCCGGCGAACGTGCCCGGCTGGAATTGATAAGCGCCTGCAGCATGCGAGTTGTCCTTACCCGCCCATTGTGGAAACTGACTGCCGGCAAAATGCCCGCCTCCATACAGCGCGGAATAATCGCCGCGCGATTCATGCGTCGCGATCGTTTGCAGTAGTCCGCGCCCCTCTGGCGTGAGGTCCGGCGCGGTCGGGGTAAATGCGCCGGCGGCGCCGGATGGCGCTGCACCCGGCGGTGCCCATGCTCCGCCCGGTGTGAAGTTGCTATTGGGCGACGGCGCCCAGGCACCCCCTGGCGTGGCCTGCGGTCCTGTCGGCGCCCACGCACCACCCGGTGTAAACGGCGCCTGCTTCGGATATGCCTCCGGCGCGGCTTCATGTCGCCCAGCCCAGAAATCGGACAGCGTCGTTTTGACGCGCGCGGCTGCGCTATTGATACCGTCCAGAACGTCGGTTGCGATCCGGCCGAAATCTTTCCAGTGATCGATGATCAGCGCGGTTACCAGCACGACGGCACCAAGCCCACCCAACAGTCCGACCGTGCCTCCCGCTATTCCAATCGCGCCGGTCACTTGCGCGATCGAGGCGACGATGCCGATTGCCCATTTCGCCGCGAACAGGACCGCGATCCCCTCGGCGACTTCCTTCACCGTGTCGAGATTGTTGATTACCCACTTGAGGCCGTCGAGTAGCGAGTTGATGCCGGCTTCGACCTTCGACCAATCGACGCCCTGCAACCACGTCGTGAACTCCTGCGAGATACGATCGACAGCCGCGACAATCTCGGGCGTGTGCTTCTCCACGAACTCGGAAAGCCGGTTCAGCAGCGGCGCGAAGTCGCGCGCCAGCACCACCGAGATTTGCTGGCCAAGGTGATCGAACGCGACGCCAGCGCGGCCCTGCGCTTCGGTGAACTCTTGCAGGCTGCGCTTCTGGTCGTCGGTCAACTCGGTATAGCGGCCGGCATCGGTAAACCACTGCGCGAAGCTCTGGTGTGACTGGCGGAACGTCTCGACCAGCTTGCTACCCTCGGCGCCGAACAGTTCGGTTGCGGCGCGGGCGCGGTTCGCCGGGTCGGGCAGTGCGGCAATCTTCGCGATCAATTCCGGCATGAGGTCGGCGGCGCTGCGTATCTGCCCATTCGCGTCCCGCAGGTTGACGCCGAGATAGTTCGCCATTTGACCGACTTCGGCGAAGTTGCCGCGCCCTATGGCGAAGTCAGCCAAATTGGTGTGCAGCGCTTTCAGGCTGCTTGTCATGTCGCCGGCATTGCCGCCCGCGAGCCGCGTCGCATCCTGGAATTGCTGAAGCTGTTGCGTCGTCGTGCCGATGTCGTCGGCGTTCTGCACGAGCTGGTGTGACCAGTCGGCATAGCTGTTCACCAGCTTGACCATGCCAGCGATCGAGGCGGCGCCGGTAATCGCGCCCATGACGGGGACGATCTGCGACAGCGTGCGGAATACGGTGGCCGCCGTCTTGCCGATCCACTCGAAGCCCTGCGCTACCTTGCGCAGTCCTGACACATCGACGAAGCGCGAGACCGAGCGCGACATGCGCTCCATCGGCGCGCGCATCGCGGTGATGCGGCGATTGATCGCGTCAATCTGCTTGGTCGCATTGTCAACGACCGAATAGGTGACGCTATAGCCAGCCATTACGACGACCGAGCCTCGCGTTCGCGCTCAGCGATGCGGCGTGCCTGTTCGGCCCACCAGATGAGTTGCGTTCCGGTCAGGCCCCAGGCGTCGTGCGGACCCCACCCCCAGAAACGCGTCAGATCGGCGATCAGCTCGCGCCATCCTTGGGGGTAGGCGCGAGCAGTTCGGCTAAAAAATCGAATGCCTTGGTCAGCTCGCTATGGCGCAGCTCCAGCACCACCTCGCGCGGCACCTTGGCGACGGCGGCAACCAGCGCGATCTGATAGCGGCGCATTGTGTAGGCCGTCGGGCTTGTGGTGTTCAGCTCCAACTCGGCGCGCTCCAGTTGCTTCGCCGTGGGTTCTTCCAGGTGGAGCGAGGTGAACCGTTTCTTTTGAAACGTCACATCGATGTCGAGGTCGAACGTGCGCGGTAGCGCTTCCTCCTCGCCGCCATCGTCCGCATCGAACTCGCTTGAGATCGCGTCCATCATGCGAAGGTCTCGGACACGTCGATACCGTCAAAGCGCACCTGGAAAGTGCCTTCGGCGGCGCGCACCTCGGTCGCGCTGACGCACCACATGTTCGCACCGCCCACGACCTTGCCGCTGGCCAGCGATACCTGCACCTCGACGCAGCGCATCTCGTTGAAGTCGCCAACGGTGATTTCGCTGCTATCGCGCAAGGTCGCCTCGATGAAGCCCTGCGACGGCACCTCGCTGAAGCCGTGCACGGAGTCGAGGCCTAGCAACGTCTCGCGTTTCCAGCGCACGGGACTCCAAGTCACATCCGACACCACCATGTAAGCGTTGCCGTCGATCGACACGCCGGTAATACCGGCGAGTGCCACACAATTCGCCATATTGGGCCTCCGGGGTTAGCTCTTGCGGAATTGCAACAGGATGGCGATCTGGCGGAGCTGATTGACCAGATCGACCGGCGCGAGGATTTTGACCAGCCCGTTGCCGGCATCCTCGACCACCACACTGCGCGCGAACGTGTTGGCGTTCTGCACATAGCCAGCCGACTGCAACGCGCGGTATTCCATGATTACGCTGGCCTTGATCATGGGCGCGCTGACGCAGTTGGAACCGGCGAGGATCGGCGTCGTGTCGGACACCAGTTTCTTGCGCGCGTAGCGGGTCAGCAGATAGTTGGAAAGATCGCGCGCGACGAACATCAAGCCATACATCGTCTCGGTATCGAGGTAGCTGTTGTCCGCCGCGCCGGCCGCGTTCTTTTGGTAGGTCGTGGCCGAGCGCTCGATGACCACGGTATTCGCGTCGCTGACGCGTGTCGTGCTCAACCCGTCATAGAGCAGCGTATTGCGCTCGCCGAGCGTCCATTGCGCGGCGACCGGCGGGGCGAGCAGGGTCGTGTTGATGTATTGCAGCGGCAGCCCTGGATCGACGCGGAGGCTGGCAGCGGCAGCGGCGCAATACTCGCTTGCCCATATCCAGACCGGATCAGGCGAGCCGCTGAACGCCACGATCGACATATGCTGATCGTTGCGAGCGGTGCCGAACGCGGTGCAAGCGCCGAGCGTGCCGCGGAAGGCGGAGAACGCCCCGCCGTAGATCATTTCCTGCCAGGACCACCGGCCCACGTCGTCGGCCAGGAACGTCTGCAAGGCATTCAACGACGCGGTGTCGTTATAGGGCGTGCATATGAAGTCGTAGGGTTTGGATGACAGGTTGCCCAATCCGGCGGTCAATGTCGGATTGGCGGTCCCGCCCGCCATTGGGGCAAAGGCGAGCGTCACCCCTGGCGTCGGATATTCGCCGCCATTGGTGCC